GAGCCGGCGGACGCGCCACGATCTTTGTCGCGCAGCGCCGCACGCTGCACGTACGGACGGCGACCGCGCAACTGGCGGGCGCGCGGATCGTGCAGGTGCCGTGCGGCTACATGACCGTGGTGAAGGCGCGCGCCCGCTCGTACTGCGCCGTCAGCGGCGCGCGCCTCCTGCCGTTCGGGTTCGACGCGCCCGCGTTCATCGAGGCACTGGCGGACGTCGCCCGCGGTCTGCCCGTCCGCCCGCCGGAGGTCTGGTCCGTGGCCGGCAGCGGGGTGCTCAGTCGAGCCCTACAGGCCGCGTGGCCGGCGGCAGTCGTTCATGCCGTGCAGATCGGGGCGCTGCCGCACGTGGGCCGGGCGCACCTGTACCGGGCTCCGGAACGCTTCGAGGACGCCGCGCGGCAGCCGCCGCCGTTCCCGTCCTGCAGCACGTACGACGCGAAGGCGTGGCGCTTCGTGCAGGCGCACGCGAAGCCGGGAGCGTTGTTTTGGAATGTGGCGGCGTGACGGGGAGACGCCATCCGGCCTGCGAGCCGGATGGACGGGCGGACCGGGTGGTGCTAGCGGCCGGCGGGGATGACCGCGAAGATCGCGGCGACGAGTTGGGGCAGTTCGCCGCGCGCCGTGGCGAACCGGACGATCGCCTCGTAGCCGTTGGTGCCGGCGGCGGGCGCCGAGCGCGGGCGCCTCGGCCGGCGTGGCGCGGCGGGCCGGCGGCGGGTGACCGCCGCGGCGACGCGCGGGCGGCGGGCGCGCTTCGGCGCAGGCGCCGCCGCCGCGGCCGGCGTGGCGGTCTGGACGGCTGGCGCCGCGTCGGGAAGGGTCGCGGTCTTGTCGGCCTTGCTGGTGCGGGCGGTGTTGGTCGTGGTCATCGGGTCAGTCCTTGTTGAAGGCGCGGGTTTACGAAAGTCAGAGGCGGTACTTGTCACGGAGCGCGTCGACGCCGACGGCGATCAGGGCGTCCGGATCTTGCCCGATCTGCCGGTAGAACTCGGGATTTGAGTACGCCGCCCACGCGCGGGTGATCGCCGTCGCCTCGTCGCCGAGGCGGGGAAACTTCGCGGCAATGCGCAGGGCGCCCATCTGGTCCCCGGCCGCAAAGGCGGTCTTGAGCGCGGCGAGCTTGGTGGTCGGTGTCACGGGTCGAGCGACTCTACGCAGCCGAGGGGGGAAGAGCCACTTCATGGGAAAGAACGCGCGCACTTTTGGGCAAGACCTGATGCGGGGGGAACATACCGTGGGCGAGAACGGGACGGGACGCCTGGGCGAGAGCACGTTCGCGACGCCCTACAACTCGAACAACTGCCCCGACCCGGTGTCGCGAAAGATCCTCGCGGCCGGTCGGAAGCGCGACGGCCACCGGCTCAAACCCGGACCCTCGCCCGAGGACTGGCAAAACGAAGGCGGGCAACGACCCGGCAGCCTGTGGCACGGCGGGTCGTCGGAAAGCAACGCCAAGGTCGCCGAGGTCACCACGTCGGGCACCTCGATCTTCGACCCCGTCCTCTGCGAGCTGGTGTATCGCTGGTTCTGTCCGCCCGCGGGTCTCGTGCTCGATCCGTTTGCCGGCGGATCCGTCCGCGGCATCGTCGCCTCGAAACTCGGCCGGCCGTACGTCGGGATCGACCTCCGACCCGAACAGGTGGCGGCGAACCAAGCCCAAGCCATCCGGCTCTGCACCGAGCCGCTGCCGGTCTGGATGGTCGGCGATAGCCGCAACCTCGCCACGCTCGCCGCCGGGATCGACGCCGACCTGGTCTTCAGTTGTCCGCCGTACGGCGACCTCGAGGTGTATAGCGACGACGAGGCCGACCTCAGCACGCTCGACTATCCCGCGTTCCGTGACGCCTACCGCGGCATCGTCGCCGCCGCGGTCGCGCGCCTGAAGCCCGATCGCTTCGCGTGCTTCGTCGTCGGCGACATCCGCGACCGGAACGGCTTCTACCGCCGCTTCGTGAGCGACACCGAGCAAGCCTTCGAAGACGCGGGCGCGCGGCTCTACAACGAGGCCGTCCTCGTCACGGCCGTCGGCTCGCTGCCGATCCGCGTCGGTCGGCAGTTCGAGGCCGCGCGCAAACTCGGCAAAACGCACCAGAACGTGCTGGTCTTCTGCAACGGCGATCCGCGTCGCGCCACCGAGGCCGTCGGGCCGGTTGAATTCGGGGTCACGCTGGACGAGGCCGGCGGCGGGCCGGCGAGCGATCCCGTCAACGACGCCATGCTCACGTGAGACGCGGGACCAAACCGAAGCCGACGGCGCTGCGGCAGCTTGAAGGCAACCCCGGCAAGCGGCCGCTCAACCAGGACGAGCCGCAGCCGCCGCCCCTCGCGGCGAGCGGGGACGCGCCGCCGCCAGAGCTGCTCGACCATCCGCGCGCGCTGGCCGAGTGGGTGCGCCTCGCGCCGATGCTGCGCGCGGCGCGCCAGATCACCGAGGCGGACCGGAGCGCGCTCGTCGCCGTGTGTCTGGAGTACGCGCGCTACATCGAGGCGACGCAGAAGGTGCGCACGCTCGGCCTCGTGGTCAAGACGCCGAGCGGCTACCCGATTCCGAACCCGTATCTGTCGATCGCGACCAAGGCGCTGGCCGGGTGCAACAAACTGTGGCCGGAGCTCGGGCTCACCCCGTCCAGTCGATCGCGCGTGACCACGGCCGCGCCCGCGCCGGCCGATGATCCGTTCGCGGAGTTCGACACGCCGCCGGGAGCGACGGCGCCGCATTGACCCACGTGATCGACAGCTACGCGCAGGCCGTCGCGCGGGGCACCGTGCCGGCCGGCACCTACCACCGGCGCGCCTGCGAACGTCATCTGCGGGACCGCGCCCGCGAGGGCACGCGCGCGTTTCCGTATCGCTGCGAGATCGCGCGCGCCGAGCGGTTCTTCCGCTTCGCGCAGGCGTTGCGGCACTACAAAGGCGAGTGGGCCGGGCAGTTCATCGTGCTGGAGCCGCACCAGAAATTCCGCCTCGGGTCGCTGTTCGCGTGGGTCCACGCCGACGATCCGACGCGGCGCCGGTTCCGCACGGCCTACAACGAGATGCCCCGGAAGAATGGCAAGTCCCTCGAAGCCGCCATCGTCGCGCTCTACGTGACCTTCTTCGACGGCGAGCCGGGCGCCGAGGGCTACTGTATCGCGACCAAACGCGACCAAGCCAAGATCGTCTTCAACGACTGTAAAAAGCTCGTGCAGTCCAGTGGCCTCCGGTCGCGCATCACGGTCCTGATGGCGAACCTCCACCGCGACGATACGACGTCGAAGCTGGAACCCCTCGGCGCCGACTACGATTCGACCGACGGCCTCAACCCGAACCTGATCATCAACGACGAATTCCACGCCCAGAAGGACCGCGCCATGATCGACGTGATGGAAACGGCGACCGGCTCGCGGCGCAACCCGATCAACTTCCAAATAACGACCGCGGGAAACGACCCGGTCTCCCCGTGCGGCGATCAACACGACTACGCCTGCCGCATCCTGGACCGTGTGCTCGACGACGAAACCTTCTTCGCGTTCATCGCGCACGCGGACGTCGAAGACAAGGCGCGCCAGATCCCTGAGGACGACTGGCTCGACGAGCGCACATGGCAGAAGGCCAACCCCAACTACGGCGTGTCGGTGAAACCCGACGATCTGCGCGCGCTCGCGACCAAGGCGCGCCACATGCCGGGCGCGGCGGCGGCGTTCAAACAGAAGCGGCTCAACCTCTGGGTGAACGCCATCGCGCCGTGGCTCTCGATCGACGGCTGGCGCCTCGGGCAACGCACGTGGACGGCCGAGGAGATGCGCGGGCAGGTCTGCTGGATCGGGATCGACATGAGTTCGAAGATCGACCTGACGGCGGTCGTGTGCGTCTTCCCGCCCACCGAGACGCGCGCCTCGTGGCGGTTCCTGCTCTGGTGCCTCACGCCGGCCGACACCCTGGAGGAACGCGCGCGCCGCGACCGCGCGCCGTACCTCACGTGGGTGAAGGACGGCTACCTGCACACGAACCCCGGCAACCGGATCGACCAGAGCCGGGTCCGCGCCGCCGTCGCGGCCTTCGCGGACCTGTTCACCGTCGAAGGCGTCGGGATCGACCCGTGGAACTCCGGCAACCTCGTGATCGAACTGGAGGACGACGGCCACACAGTCGTCGAGGTGCCGCAGACCATGAACCAAATGAGCGCGCCCGCGAAGGACTTCGAAGCCGACGTGCTCGACAGCCTGGCCGACGCGGGCGGGAATCCGCTGTTCGCGTGGTGCGTCAGTAACGTCGTCGTCCAGCGCGACGGCAAGGACAACATTTACCCGATCAAGAAAAAGTCGCGCGGCCGGATCGACCCGGTCATCGCCGCGCTGATGGGGCGTAAACTGGCGGCCGGCCCGCCGGACGAACCGGCCGAAGACCCCGTGGTGGTGGTGGTATGAGACGCGCGCACCCCGGACGCCCGCCCCTCGACGACCGTGACCCGAGTCTCAACCTGTCGCTCAAGCTGCCGTCGAAGCTGTACGACGACGCCTGCCTACTCGCCGCGCGGCAACGCGTCACCCTGCCCGAAGCCGTCCGCCGCGCCATCCGTCGCGCGGCCGACGACGCCGACGACGACGCCGCTGACTGAATTTAGAACTTTCAAATAGGGTCGCCGCCCGCCGGTCGCCTACAACCATCAGCACCGCCGTGCTGCTCTGGTCGCGCCCTCCGTGTCTGCTGAAGGCGGTCATCGTGAATTTGAAGGACGACCCGACCACCGCGCTGCGCGGCGTGCTCTGGTCCTATCGCGGCGGGTGGTTCACCCTCGTCGACGCCTACGTGCTCAAGGCCAGCATCGATCCGGCCCGCGTTGACGGGCAGGTCGTGATTCATCGCGATAACGTGGCGTTCTTTCAGGTGCTGCCGTAGTGCCGATCGTCCAGAGCTTCGGCGCGCTGCAAGCCCTGATGCCGCCGCCCGTGGCCGGGTGGCAGGGCCACAGCGTCTCGCTCTACGGCTACGCGCAGACCTACGCGCAGATTTACCGCACGCAGCCGAACGTGCGGACCGTGGTCGACTTCCTCGCCCGCAACATCGCGCAGCTCGCGCTCCACGTCTTCCGCCGCGTGTCGGACACCGACCGGGTGCGCCTCCCCGATCACGAGCTCGCGGCGATGGTCGGCCGTCCGAACCCGTCGACGACGCGCTATCGCTTGCTCGACACGCTGATGCTCGACCTCGGGATCTACTTCACCGCGTACCTCGTGAAGGTCCGCACGGCGCCGCTCGGCCTCGTCCGCCTCCCGCCCGAGCAGGTCACCGTCAAGGGCACACTGCAGCCGACGGCCTTTGTCTGGACGACGCCCGACGGCCGCTCCCGTGAGTTTGACCCCTCGGAAATCGTGCACGTCGGCGGATACAACCCCTGCCCCGATGCGGCGCCGGGGGTCGGCCTGTCGCCGCTCGAAACGCTGCGCCGGATCCTCGCCGAGGAGCAAGCGGCCGGCGAGTATCGCGAGTCGTTCTGGCTGAACGGCGCGCGCTTCAGCGGCGTCATCGAACGGCCGGCGACGGCGAAAAAATGGTCGCCGGAGCAGAAGGCCGACTTCCGCCAGCAGGTGCAGTCGGCCTATGCGCAGGGCGGCTCACGCGTCGGATCGGCGTTCGTCCTCGAAGACGGGATGACCTTCAAGCCGAACACGGAGACGGCGCGCGATTCGGAATACACGGCGTCGCGGAAGCTCTCGCGCGAAGAGTGCGCGGCGGCGTATCACGTCCCGCTCCCGATGGTCGGCATCCTCGAGCACGCGACCTTCTCCAACATCAAGGAACAGCACAAGCACCTCTATCAGGACTGCCTCGGTCCGTGGCTCAAGATGATCGAGGAAGAGTTCGTTCGACAACTGCTGCCCGAATGCAGAGACACCGACGGCATTTACGTCGAGTTCAACATCGCGGAAAAGCTCAAAGGCAGTTTCGAGGAGCAGGCCTCCTCGCTGCAGGTGCTCGTCGGCCGGCCGATCATGACGGCGAACGAAGGGCGCGCGCGCCTGAACCTCCCGTCGATGGACGACCCCGAGGCTGACACGCTCGCGCCGCAGCAAGGTGGGCCGGCCGCGCGCGTCAACGTCGAGACGGGCGACCCGGAGGCGCGGCCGGGCGCCGCCACCGACGCCACCGAGGCGATTCGCGCCGCGCACGCGCGCCAGTCCAGACGCCTCGCGAAGTTGCCGGCCTCCGAGCGACCCGCCGCCTTCGGCGCCGCGCTCGCGCGGTGGAATCGCGAACTGACCGACGACCTCACGCCGTTCCTGGGCGCCGCCGCCGCCGCCCTGGTCGCCGTCGAGCGCAACGTCGAGATGTTCACGCGCGTCGAGGTCGACGCGATGCGCGCGCAGGTCGATGCCTTGTTTGAACGCACCACGCCATGAGGGAAACCGGCCATGTACGAACACGTTCTTAGCTTCGCGCTCGAACATCCGTGGGCGCTCACGCCCTCGATGCGGACCGTGGTCGCAGGCATCCTCGCGCGCCGGATCGCCGGCGACGCGGTCGACCCGGCCGTCCTATCGGCCGCGCTGGTGAACCGGAAGAACCTGCCGCAGCCGAAGCGCGGCGGCGGCGTGGCGATCCTGCCGCTCTACGGCGTGATCGCGCCGCGCATGAACATGTTTTCCGAGATGTCGGGCGGCACGACGTTCGAAGCCCTGACCGCGCAGCTCCACGCGGCGCTGGCCAACGATGCCGTCAAGACGATCATCTTCGACGTCGACTCACCCGGCGGCAACGTCGCGGGCGCGACCGAGTTCGCGGCGGAAGTCCTGAAGGCGCGCACGGTGAAACCGATCATCGCGCAGGTCTCGTATCTCTGCGCCTCGGCGGCGTACTGGCCGATGGCGTGCGCCACGCAGATCGTGGCGGCGCCGTCCGCGATGGTCGGCTCGGTCGGCGTCTACACCATCCACAACGACATCAGCGAAGCGCTGGCGCAGATGGGCGTGAAGCGCACGGTCATCGGCGCGGGCAAGTTCAAGACCGAGGGCGTCGACGGCGGACCGCTCAGCGAGGACGCGCAGGCCCATATCAAAGGCCTCGTCGACAACGCGTACAACGCCTTCGTCGGGGACATCG